TAGACTAGTAGCGCTAGGATCAGGAAAGAAGTCCCAAATAGAAACAAACTCAATGCGAGGAACTCTGACAAATAGCGGGTTATATTCACGTTCACCTGTTTCTTCACTGTTCTCCCAACGATGTAAAGTTTTGTTGTAGTTAAATGGGCCTTTGATGATTCCTGTGCCAAATAGACATGACTCAAAGATTGCATTGCGAAGTTCGCTTGAGCCATTAGACTCATCAATCTGATCATGAATCAACTTCTCCATATTACGTGCTGCTTGTTTAGCTGGAGAAATTTCTAAGACTTGAGGATCTGGGCTAGGGCCGTCCTCAAAATCATCAATATTTTCTTCAATAGCTTCTTCTAAAAACTTTGAAGCTCTATACGTAGCTCCGGGCTTTAGGACTTTACCGTCGCCCTCAAAGCCTACATCAAATGGATTTTCTTCTTCACTCTGTGCGCCTGTAGGTGTAGCTGCACTCGTTTCAATTCCCGGCGCTGATTGGTTTGCAAGGTGCATATATTCTGCAACACCTTCGGGAATGACAGTAGGGCTAACGCCAATTGGGAACTTCCCTGTTCCAAAGATAACATCAATCAGCTGTCCATACGCTGCTAATACTTTAGTCTTTGTAATTTTAATAAAGACTCTAGACTTTTCACTTTCGCGAAAAGGAACGCCTTTTGCGTACACGCCACGGAAGTTGTGATAGGCGTTAATCCATCGGTCTTCATCGTGTTCACGCGCTTGTTCGGCGCTAGTAAAACGAGCTTCGATAAGCCCTGCAAGATTAGATTTGAGGCTTTCGTCTAACTCAACATTGAGACCGTCTTCATTTTCAACTTCTGTGAAATAAATATTGTCTGCGTTGTCTAAGATGTCATCATTCATATATTAGTAACCAAACGTTGAGTCGAAAGGCTGAAAGTGTTGTTCACGCTGTAACGAACGTATTTGACTCATTGGGTCGTTTATTCGTGGCCTAGACATAATCAAGTATCGTAGTGCGTCGTAGGCGTGATCCGAAGCGTGTGTATCAACATCCTCAGGATTATTTCTATCAAGCGGAATGCTTTGTAGTTCACGAATCAGATTGGGACAAGTGTTGAATATCTGCATTCGTGGCCTGCCAGATGGTTGAACTTTTAAATGTTCATGTATCTGTATTTTTCCTGCAACACGATTTTTGTCTGCAGGACGTAATTTGTGTCCACCCTGTATTAGGGTTTCTGCAACTGTCGGGCCAGTAGTTCCTGTGCGTGACCAACACGCTGTATCTAATACGCCTCTGACAGAAGTTGGATCATTTAGTTCCATATTAGTAAGCATTTCTGCCAACTCTGTAGCTAAAAGACCCTTTCTATATAACTCTCTATATATAATCAGCGTTCCGTCTGTAGGGTCAATTGCAGCCCAAACGCAAGCTGATTCTGATGCATAACCATAGTCAAGCCCTTTGGTTCGTTCCCAGTGTAGTGGGATTTCAAACGGCTCGACGACATGGAGATGCCTGTCGAACTCTGTAAATGCTGCGCCTTCTGCAATTTCCCAGTTACCTTCAAGCAGCTGTTTGCGCTGGGTAGGCGGCAAGCTTTTTAGCATTTGTTCGTATCGACCATCTTGGGCCAAATACGGATTGTCATTCAGTCGTGCTGGAATGAACTTACGTGTAATGCCATCATCACCCATGAAAGACTCGTTGGGTGGTGATGGCGATATGTACCTCTTTTTAACCCATTGTGCACCAGAACCGCCGGGGTTTGCTGTGCAACGCATGTAAGGTACGATCTCACTGTCGGTTGTACGCAATCGTGAAGCTAAGTAGTTCCAAGAAAATTCGGTTGGGAGATGGGTAATTTCGTCAAAACCTATCCAACTGTATGCTTGTCCTTGATAACGATATACGTCTGCATCTCGTTCTAAGAAACCGAATTCAACTTTTGCACCGCTTGGAAAATTCCAAAGCTTTTCTACTTCACGATATTTACAACCGGGGAAGGCTTTGGGGTAGAGTTCACGAGATTTGTCGATGAGTTCGCGTAACTCTGGCATAGAACGCCGCAGGATTAATGCTCTATGCGCTCCCCTGTGTGCAAAGCGAAGTGGATCAACCAACATCGCATAGCTTTTGCCTCCACCAGCCGCACCGCCGTACAATACATCTGTCTCACCCGCAGCCAAGAAATCAGTTTGTGGTCCCTCATTGGGACTAAATATAACATTCTCTTTTAACTCTGCTTTGAGCGACGAAGATGCTTCTTCTACAAACGTTTCTTCGACAACTTTACTTTTGTTGTTGTCTTCTAACAAGTCTAGGGCTTTTTCGGTATTCTCAACAGATTTTTGGTATCGTGAGATAGCGGAACGTGCCTGCGCTATTTTTTTCTTTTTTGCTCTTACTTTTTTTGAAGCTTCTTGTTTTGCTTTAGTTCTTGAGTGATAGTTGTATCCCCTGCCCTTTGAGCCTTTTGGTCTTCCGGGTTTTTTCTTGGGAGTGCCATCAGCTTTTAGCTTAAAGCTACCGTCTTCATTTTGTAAGTAGTTTTGTGGGTTTAGATCCCAATCGTTCTTATCCATCTTTGTTTACTATCTTTTGTAAACCTTGATGGGAGATAGAACGACCAGTCTCATGGGTCAACCACAATGCACCCTCGCGTAAAGACAAAGATCGTGATTTAATCATCGGTAGTATCTTGTTTAAGGCTTCAAGTTCGCTAGGTATCTCTTCGATGTGTTCAGGATCATTATCTATTAATTTGTAGCCAAATGGTATAGTGCTGCTAGTCCGTCTCTTCATATTCTGCGTCCTCAATGATCGTAGGCGCTTTAGCGGGTAGTATGAATAGACCACTTGGCGTTTCAACTTTAACATCAAGCCTTTCTTTCTTTGCAACCCCTACACGGTCTAGGAGCGTCTGTGCGGCTTGTACACGAATATTAGCTTGAGGGATAGGCTCATCACTCTTCATAACTTGAACGAGCTTCAGAGCCGCTTTAGGGGCGTTTACGGCCAACACTCCTTCAGCTAAATCTAGTATCTCAGACTTGAGAGCCTTTACAACTGATGTGTAGCTGCCGGGTGCATAGCCTGCTAGTTCAGCAGCTTGACGGGCATTACCTCCACATGATATAAGATTGTCTAAGAAATCTTGTTGTTTGACTGTCAATTCTTTTTTAGTTTCCATGTTATACATTATATAGTTATATAGAAGGTTTGTCAAGAACTATTTTTATGTTTTTTTGGTATTATTTCATTGACAAAACTGAAATACAGGTGTATAATAATATTTGTACCCGCCAGAGGTGCATATATATACATCTACTCGCCCACTATCGTGGGTCACTCTTTAAAGGCCGGTGGGCCTTTTTTTGTGTCTGGGTCTTTAAAGGTCTGTGGGGCCAACTGGTAGACACTCCAAAAATCTCCAAAAATGTTTGAGAATGTATATATATACGGGGGAGGGGGCATGGGCACCTGCGTACCCCTAAAGACTTCGAAAATCTCTAAAGATTTTCTCAGTCTCGCATGAGGCGTATAGAAAATTTATAAAATTTTTAGAGATCCTCTAGTGGACAGCTCCAGAAACCTTTAAAAATCTTTAGAGATTTTTACCTCAATTCCAAAATCTCCAACGATTCCAAAAACTTACAATATTTTCAATATTGCTCAAAAATTAACCACCAAGCTCCTCACGATCACATCATACGCTCTTTCACAACCGCATAATGCGCAGGGAAAGAGGTTGCAAAAATTTCGAAACTCTGCCCTTAATGGAATGGCAACAGCGACACAGCGTTGCTTCAAACCTACAACCATTACGGAGTAATGAACATGAGCATTTCGAACCTTCAAAAATCAGAGATTTTCGCTAACGTTGACGGGAATCGCACCGCCTCATCACGACAGCTTTATGCTGTAGCAAAGCACTTTGGACAAATCGGTGGCAACAATCCTACTGAGTCTTACAGACTCTCCAAGATCTACAGCGCTATCCTTCTAAAGTTTCAGAATGAAAATGCTGAAACTCCCATCACTCATGCCGATGTCGTAAGATTCTTCGAATCCAAGTCGGTTCCCAAGAAGTTCGTCAACATGATTACTTCTAAGCCTGTCAAGGCTAAGAAGGCTAAGGCTGTCATCAAGGATACTCCGAAGGTTTCGAAGCCGA